AGCAGTGGTATCAACGCAGAGTACAACAAGGTACGGGGGGCTGGTTTTTTTTTTTTTTTTTTTTTTTTTGGAAAAGCAACCCAAACGCATGACACCTCCAAATTGGAATCATCTAACCAAACAGAATAAGTTTAACTTACCTCTTAATAACTGTAATGTTATGCGTATTTAAAGTGTAGGGTCTTTCACTTCTTAAATTTGCAACCTCTAAAAACTAGCGGAGTAACCGCCATAAAATTAAGGTAAATTCAAAAAATGACGGGAAAACCCCATGACGCCCAGATCGCCACCCCGCGGTTGCCGCGAGTGATTCCTATGATAAAACAGGAACGTAATGTACAATGGGTGTACCAATAAAACCATATAAGGAATAATCATCAGCTACAGCTACAGAACATAAAAGTCCTCCAGTTTTTGCTGATGTGGTTGTATTAGTACAAATAGCAGAAATCAATAATCCCATGTCACTAGGACTAGAATTATCACCCGTTCTGCACGGGATAAAACGCCGATTATTATAAAAAGGTAGCTCAATATCGGCTGCTATCTTTCCGCCACCCATGGTTTCACCTAATGTAAAACCATTTATGGACGATTTAGCACCCACACTTCCCAATGTGAACGCTGACAAATAAGACTTGGCTACAGCACTTGTAGACGTACCCGAAGGTGCTGCGCCTATATTAGCCAAAAAATTTGCATTTGGTGTTCGCATTAACTGCAGATGACCAAAAGATAAATCTTTAGGAGACACATCAGTAACACGCCAGCGCATACCTCCTCGTTTGGCCATAAATAATGCAGAAAACCAAGCTATGTGTGTATTATTAACATAATTAGTAGATGCGGTACCTGCCAAATGCATTCCATTAACAGCTTTACCGCGGTTCATGGGGTAACCACTCAAGTTCCAGTTTAACACTGAAGAACCTGTAGGAATAGCAGGAACTGGTAAAACAAAATAATTAACGTACCGTTTCAACAAAGAACGTAAACTAATAACGGGATCACCATGAAAAATTTGTGATGCCTTATCGTTTATAGGAATATAATTCCCAAAAACTACATCAGCTGTAGTAGAACGCAACATTAAATCGTCTTGCATCATTTCTCCTGATTGTGGAAAAAAGCTATAATCGTCCATACCTTGTTCTGGTTCAAAGAATTCAAAGTCAGGACCTGCCGACACGTAGCACATAATTTGAATATCCGATACTGCTTGACCGGAACATGTTAAATCATTCTGAACTACAAGAGCAATTGAACCATTATCAAAACTAGGATTATGACTTAACCCGTTGGCACCTCCATAAATGGCTGAAAAACCTTGAAATATATTAGGTGCTCCGGGACGAACAGTTCTACAATACGGTAAATGACTCATAAAGCACACGTCCATTGTAGCTTCATGAGACTCGCTTAAATCCCATACATAATTGTAATTCGTGTTTGATTCAAAAACCGTAGTAGCAGTTACAGTACCAAAACCTGCTGGATCGTAAACTAAACGCAACCTACCTCTATGAAAAGACGATGCGATGGCAACAAACCTAAAACGAATCGAACCTCGCCAATATCTAAAAGATTGCGCTACATAAGTCAGTGGATTCATACAAATCCGATTCGTGGCACTTCCTAAACCAGTCACCCAATGGTTTGGTGAAACATTAAAAAATTGGATTGATTTACCCGGTATATCAGTAGTTCTCCACGTGACGTTTTGAATAATTGCAGATCGCTCAATTATATCGGATATCAACATATTGTCTTTACCATTGAAACCTATAACACGAGGATCAATAGAAACTTCTTGTTTATCATCCAATGTTGCTTTATATACAGGGTCTTTTTGCATAGTGGAAGAAAAATTCGGAAACTTTCTTTCTCTAACAAAACTAAAATCTGAAACAAGAGCTGGTCTAGAATAACCAAGTAAATTAGCAATATTGGACAGGGCCCTAAACATAGTTGTAGAAACATGAGCATATTTGCCTATAACTGGTATACCATGTAAATGTGCGCTAGCCAAAGCCAATGAATTAGAAATATGGCTAATTGGACCTTCTTCTTGATATTCATCAGAACTTTGAGGTACCAAACCAGGTAAATTATTATTAGTAGGAGCACCAAATACTACATTCTCTGCCCAGCAATATACTGATATCGTAATAGTATCCACTGCTGTTCCTAATTGTAATAAAGGAACTAATTCACCCAACAAGATAGTTCCCATATTATTTTGCTCGTTCAACGCCAAACTAAATGATTCAAACTTATGTAAATATGGTAAACGTAAACAACCTCCCTGACTGGTTGTTGGATTCAAATAAACATGTGGAAGTTGAGATAATCTACAACGGTTCAACGGTCCACCACTTGTAGCTATATTATTTAAGGCCGATAAACTGTCTTCGACATGATTGGGTAAAGCTGCTGCAATATATCTTCCATAATGAAATGGTGTACCATTTATCAAAAATTTAAAACATAAGTCGCATTTAAAATTTCTATAATTATTCATCCTATTCATAATCCTCTTATTAGTAAAAAACTGATTTGGTAAAATTTGAACAGGGTTAATTAAAGGATTAGTTGCAACTGCTGTAGAACCAGGTGTTAATACAAATGTGTTAACTAATAAAGGTCTCGACAAAAAATGTTGCAACTGCTCAATGTTTGAATCGTGTGAGTACAATGTTCTCTCGTGATCCGTATCAAATGATACTTCTTCTGATTTAGTATCATTTATAAAAGTGGTCAGAATTTGTTTTTTATCTTTAACCATGCTTTCTGATGTCAACACACCAGACTGGGGTAAATTTTTAGGTTGTTGTGGTGCCACAAAAGTGTTAGCTTCCTGATATCGTTTTAAAAAACGTTTAGCAGTATTCAAAGCAGTAGCGTAAAAATCACTATCTGGCATTGGTGAAGAAAAATCTCCTATTTCAAAATACAAATCATAATCAAGTTTCTTCTGTATAACTTCTTTAATTGCATCAATTATCAAACTACCATCAGGATAAACAAACTCTGGCAATATTACGACACCTTCATAATATTCTCCAGTATAAAATATACCAGATTGAGGCACGAATTGAGGCAAAGAAGCACCAACGCAACATACATGGCACATATGAGATGGCCAATACGTTGTCGTTCTACCGTGTGATAATAATCCATAGTATTTTGGATTGCAGTGAGTCGCGACGCAATGTCCATTAGGAATAAACCGTTGTGTATCGCGTTGCCTAAGTGAATCCTGAGAATCAGAATACATCGGGCTATCCAGCCCTTCCGGAGGAGTAAATCCGGCTATACTCCAGGTGTGTTCATTGTTTGACTTCGAGGGTGAACTCCCTCCTTGTGTGTTAGTGAGTCATATAAAACGTTATCTTAACTCAAAAATAACGAGTTTCATGATGAAATTCGCTCAATTAGTGCAAGCCTATATAGTATTGCGAAAACTATATGGTATCCAATACACTAATGTTCGACACAATGATCAGCACGCCATCTTTCTATACGCGCATCAAAATCTACATCTAAGGTTTGGGAAAACCTTTGCAAATTATGTCTAATTAAAAATTCAGAAACTTTCTCCCTAAAAGTTTCATACTTTTCTCTACCATGAGCAAAATACTCATGTAAAGCTCCGTCAATTACTTGCCCAAATATTTCTTCTTCTGTCATTTCTTTGGATGGGATTCCATGTGACAAAGATTTCATAATCGAATCCTCCTCTAAAGCACCAATACATGCTGAAATTTCAGGAATATATACGTTTTTCCTTTTTAAGAAATCTACATCTTTTAAGTCCATATAAGCTACATGAGAACCAGTTTTTGAAGGTGGTGTGTATGTTAATCCATAAGAATGTAATACTTCCGCTTTAGAAACAGAATTAAACCAAGGACACAAAGTAGAAACGGAACCAACGTCATCATCCCCATATGTAATTTGGTGCACATATTTCCGATAATAGGCAAAGCTCTGCGAAGGTGCCAAACTATAAAATGCACACCGTGACAAAATGGAATTCACTAAAGAATTCAAATAAACAGTCAAATTTTGACCGCTAGGATTGCCTCCCATTAACATTATTAATGATCCATAAAAATTGACAACAGGTGTGGTAATGTCAGGAACAATAGATCTCATAATGACTAAAGACTCAGCATCGTATCCAATATCTTCAGCCATTTGAATTAAAATACCCATACAAGCTTGAGTAACATTCAATGGTAATTGTTGATCATATCCAGAATAATCACCAGCAACTATCCGATCTTCACCATGAAATGAAATATGTGAAATCATTTCCCCCCAATCCGTACCGTGACTATTAATCCCAACAGCACATTCTGACATTAATGGCATCTCAGATAATAACCTAACAATAGGTAAATAGTATTTGCGGACAATTAGTTTAAGGTCTGTTGAAGCACCAAAAAATACTCGCACTTTCTCACTGCCTATTTTTTTTGGTTCATCCTTCAAATGTGCTGTAAAAACAGGATAACACCTTTTTCCTTTAACATAGTCTTCTTCCATTTGAGTTACGCGATCCCACAAAAATTCTGCTTCTTTTTTAAAACGCTTAGAGCCTTCTGGCCCTTCAATATATTCAGACAATGTTCCGGATAAAGGAAAGCCCATAGAAGAAGTGCCCTTCATTTTATCAATAAAGCGCATGCCGTGTATTCCATTCAAGACTTCTGCGTTAGTCAATGGTCGAGAAAATAAGTTACCAGTAGCAGCAAACAATTTTAAATTTTTCCTTATGGGTAATAAATAATCTTGCACAGCCCTTTGTAAAATGCAGGATTTTGGACCAATACCAGGTTCTGCAAACTTAAATAAGTTTTTTGAAAAATGAAACCATTTAGGTGGTGCATTCATATTGGGTGGTCCATAAATTATATCCCTTCCAATAAAAGAAAAAAAATCCTGGGCATATTTACGTATTTCCACTTTAGTGCGATACTTATGCGTAGGACCTATGTCACCGTAATTAATTATATAATCGTTTCTAGGTATAAAAAGCATAGGGTGATCGGGTTTCACATCTGGTGTCAAAATTGGATTAATATGTTTACAATGTGCTATACCAAAGTGGGGGTCAAACTCCCCCTCGGAACTCAAATTAAGAGCATCAATGTTTCGTTTTAACACTACATCAATTGCTGTTTCTAAACTAAAAATATCCAAAGCTCCACAACAACCATGTGGTGTACCAGTTGATCCACCTAAATGAAAACCAATTATGCTAGTGGGTTTAGTATTTGAAACCCAAGTTCCCATACACATACCGTTAAACGTGGGTGTATTATCATCCAATTTGTACGAATATCCCTCGTATTCCGATCCAAAAACTTCACCGGTATTAACTGTAGTTTGCATACCATGTTTAAGCAAAGCTGACGATGTTTTTCTAAAACCGTCACTAGTTAAATAAACTAATTCTGCAGGTATGTTGCGCTCATGAATTTTATTTGGAAAAAATTGCACTAAATTTGCAACAGGTACACCATATGTTACATATAAAAGGCCTAAATCAGTGCCAGGAATGTTAAAATACATATTTTTATTAAAATTAATGCGTTGCACTCTATCTTCTTTACCTTCTACTCTACTGGATCGAATACGTAAATAATTTACCCGTTTTTCCAACATTAGATCATAAAAATGATTAGGAATTAAAACAAAATTTGTTTTAACGAAAAAACCATTTACGAAATTAAATTTATCAACTTCCACCCCGGATTCCGAGATAACAACTACCATATTTTTCTTTACTTTATTAAGTAGCTGTTGATCAATCATAGTAACACAACCTTTAACATTAATTCTCTCTAAATTTTGTTTAACCCAAACATTCTGTTTTCCAGAATTTTTATTTAATTGTTCTACTGACAATGGCGCAAGATTACCTTGGCTTGCAAATTTAGATCTCAATTGGCTTACAACACCCTTAACAACCCATTTCAAAATTGTTGAAAATAAAATGGAGAAACAACTTAAAGTGGATATAGATATTATACCACAAGTGATTGGATTGTTTAAGACACTACGGATATATCTTTCTTTCTTTTTATATAATACATATTGCCTATAAACAAACAATGATAAGTAACCAAATATGCATGTAGTAAAACTAAAAGAAAATAATAAAGGAGTGATGTACCACCATTTATTAAAACCAATAGTGGTCGGCACAAATGGATGCACAAGCACTTCCAAACTACCTGATTGTTTCTGTAGTTCATAAGATGATCTATTATGAGGATATACTTCTGCATAAGCATCTGACAAAGCTCGAGGTAGATCGGCTATGCGCTTCACTACAGATTTCTGGTCATCATTGTGTTTCTTTGCCATAGCGCACACCATAGTATGCACCTCACGTATAGACATAGGTAGACAATTTCCATGTTTGTCGCTTTTAATAGGTTTCTTAAAAATAAGAGCTTTGCCATCATTCCCAGTAGATTCAATAGTAAAGCAATAGATGTCCCACAAATCTGCAAAAATAATGTCTAAATTATCACTGCTAGTAATTGAGTTTGTATACTCTCTCGCTAAATTGGGACACAATTGTAAATGTTGAGGTGCCACTCCTGGATTCCGAGCAAATTTTTCTTTAACTTGTACAGATACAAATAGATTAAAACGACGCATTATTGATACCGGTTCCATGGAATACACGTTTGATAATAAATCTTCTACATTGGTTGTCACCGTTACTACTTTAGGTTCCAATGGAATTTTTCCTTTAGAAGCCAAATCGGCCATTACAGGATATGATGCAATATTATTAACAAATTCTATTATTTTTTCCACAGGTGAATTTTTAACAAAATCCGGTTTTGTATTACACATATCATCTAATAAAATGGCCTCAGTTCCAAATTTGTAAGTAGAAAAAAAATTATCGTTTGGATTATAAACTGTGGCATACTCCGGGCTAGGATTTCCCCCTTGTGCAATGACTGCACTAGTTGTAAGAATTTGAGATATTGAGCTTTTCCCAACGCTCGATCCTCCGTGTATGCATATCGCGAAAGGAGCTTTGCGCAATCTACCACACATGGACAATCGTACCATTTCTTGCAGCTTGGACTCTATAACCTCCCATTTTCTGCGTACTACTTCAGCTTCATGATTGTTTAAATGTTTTAAAGCTGCATATTGTTTTTTATAATATTCAATTAGTTCGGTTGCCTGTTCTCGGTAATCAACTTCATCCCTAAAACCAGAATTAATCCAATCGAGTTCTTTAACAGCTGGCCATGATGACACAAATTTAACATGTAATTCAGCTTTGACTAATTGCTCATAATTATCAAACAATAATGGTTTAAAAGATTTATGTTTAAAACATAAATGACCTATTTCTATAAAATAATCCACAGATTCCATAATTAAATCAAATACATCAACCGCAGTTGTAGTAGTTTTAGACGTTATCTTCTTTAAGAAAGACTCATTAAAAATTTTAAAACCTGCAATATTGAAATCCAATAATCCTCCAACACATGCAGTGTTAGTAATTAATAACATTAAAATTTGAGAACAAATTTTAAAAGCTTTACCATTCATCATGTTTTTAAAACTTTTATAACTTGACCTAAAAACATTCAATAAATCAAAGTGATTCACATGTGTTGAATCTTCTACATTGCAAGAATCACCAGAATGTGGAAGAAAAATAACGCCATAATCTTCAAACAATTGTTTAACATAAGGCCATAAACTAAACAATTTACGTTCCTTCAAAAATAAATAGACTATAGAAATAAAATTAATAACACTGGTTGACGATGCTAATCCTGTAACTAATACTAATATTGATTCCACGATGTCGGAATCAAGACCTCTGTAATATAATTGAAGAAAATTCTTAAATTTTTTTATATTCACATTCAATAATTGCGTAGTGTCATTAGCAAAAGTTTGTAGTACTACTTTCATCCTATCAGATAAATTAATCAATTTTTCTTTGCTATTCAAATCAGGTATGTAAGTTTTCAAAAAATCAACAAAAGTTACATCGTCATAAGTCAATTCGTCAGAAAATTTTTTTTCTTCATAAAATAAAGAAGAATGTGGTTCAAAATCAAGCTTGCGTCTAACAACTTGCAACGCAGCTTCATATTGTTTCTTCTCACCGTTTTTTCCGGATCTCTGTTTTTCTAACAAAATTTTCCGGGTCTTTTTAAGATTATTAATCTTAAAAGTCGTTTTAGCGCTATATTTGGAATTTCCATATTCCTTAGGCGAATCAAATTCACCAGAATGTGGGATAAACCCACATTGTGCATTACGTCTCAATGAATGCTTAATTGTTGGTGCATTTTCAGATTTATATACGTTTACGCTCGCTGAGCTTCGCTTATACATAATTATCATAAAATAAGGGTCGAAAAGTGTATATGAACGTGACACTTTGTCTTTGCACTAAAATTAAACTTTATAGTAATGTCTTTTATATTCATAAACTCAAATTGTTTATGCTCACGGCTTACGGCTCCAAAGGCTGCATGAGACAGTCTACTTTCCAAGCTTATGTCCTATTTAAAAAATGAATAAAAAATTCTTTTAAAAGGCCATCCACTCATATCATAACAAGGCTGCACCAAGCCACCTTGTTAAACAAATCGTCGGTTTCTTTTAAAATCCTTAAATATACATAAATTGTTCAGAAACTATAAAATAAATTATTCTAAAAATTTAACTTCCGTCTGCTATATCTCCACTATTAATATTACAAATTGAAAAATCCAATTTATTGCCTACTTGTAATGATAAAAATATCATATACATGAATAAATTGGATGTTGCCTTCCTGTTTAGGATAGGCCCAGTACTTCTAACTGTGTTTAAGTTGTAGCCGACCATCATAATACGTTACCGTATTATGATTAGTTAATTATCTGTTTATAAAACAAATTTAATGAATTAAAAACACTTCCATTCTATTATTAACATTATCATTGGAGTTCCTTACTCCAAAAATATATAACTATATTCATACAATCCCGCTGACTTTATGAAAACAGTGATATCATACTATTAATAAATTCAACCTAAATTATCTATGGAGTTCCATACTCCAAGTAATAATACTTAATATATACTATCTAAATTATATACCAAGTAATAACATACTAGAGGCATGAAAAATGCAATTAATCCAAAAAACTCATTATATATAG